ATTATTTTTTTTTATAAATAGCAACCGTTTTGAGCTGCAATTTCTTTGACACGATTGCGTAGCCAGTTGCCGCCAGTTGTATGAATACCATCAGTAGTACGGATATGGCATTCTGGAACTAAGATATCTAAGTCCCATTTTTCGCATACATCATCATATAGGTCTTGTCTAGCTAAACATCGTTCGCCATGAGTATAAACCTTATTTAAAGGAATACCCCAAGTAACACAGCAAATATAGATAGCATATGCTAAAGCATCTAATTGCAAATAGTTTACAGGTTCTGGTCCTTCTACGTAAGTAGAGTATCCAGTATATCCATCGCCAATAAGTTGACTATCTTTATTAGAGCATACTGCAATACCAAAATTACCAGTATTTTCCATATAACTATGAGCACCCTTTTCATCAAAATTTAACATTTGATGATATTGGGCACCGCCATCAATACAAAGATGATAATCATTAAATAATACAGTATTATCAACACCAGTCCAATGAGCAGTAATCATTCTATTACTATGACCTTGGGCTTTTACAACTTCAAATAGTTCTTCTTTACTCAAAGACATTAGTTTGCCTCCTTTATGGTTAAATAAAAATTACTTACTTTATTGTAGCATCATAATCTATCTAAGTCAAGAGGATTAGATCTAAAGTATTTTTCATTTAATAATTTAACCATATCAGGATCTTGTAAATTTACATCCCAAGACTTATCAGCATAATATTCAGATTGTTTATATAACTCAGATTGATATACGACATCAATAGCTCTATATCTATTCCAAATTAATTCAAATTCATCTTGACCAATTGAAGTAGATAGAATGCTTCTAAGTAATTCTTTATCTGAGATATACGTATTTGGTAATTGACCTTCTGCTATTAGTTTAACCAACAACTTAACAGTTGAAGATACATTTAGAATTGAATGTAAATCTCTACTTGTATATCTAGTTAATGCCATAAATAATCCAAGCATCTTCGGAGATATAATAGATGCAGAGTCAATGGTTCTATCTGATAATTTTAATGATTTTAAATATTCAATCATACCATTCATTTGATCAATGATTGTATAATTTATCATACCATTAACCCATCTATGTTTAAATACAACTGTTTGAGTTTGGGTTAATGCTGGAATAATAAACTGTAATTGACTTGTAGATAAAATTATATTAGGATCATAGTTTCCTTTAATATATTGGTCCTGTATTTGAGTATAAATAATAGTTGCAGTTTCAAATGGAGCTTGAATATAATATACATCAGGAATGTATTTACATAATTCTTTTAGAATTGCACAATTCTGGAGCATAAATGTAGTAATCATTTCAGCTAATACCATTTTCTCAGTATTAGTATGATTATAATCTGGATAGAAATGCTCACTTCTGGTCATAGGCCCAGAAGTTTGAATAATGAATATTCTAGCATGTACTCCATAATACTTCTTATAGAATGCTCGATAATGACTACATAGGTTTACTATAGTTGCCGCAACAGAAGATCTATCTCCGACTGCAATATCATTACGATACATCTTTCTAAATATTTGATACAAATCTATATAAATATTAACTGAAGTTGCATCACTATTAGCAAATGCTAAATTAGTCATTTCTCCTAAAGTTTCATATTTTATATAATTTGCAATAATTATACTTTCAGCATTTAATAAATGCTTAGCTTGATAGCTTCTTCGTTCCATTTAACTATTCCCACAGTTCTTACAATGAATTGCTCTATTTAATTTAGCAAAGCATTCATCACAAATACCACTAAACATAATCTTCGATGGATGTCCTTGAGATTTACCACAGAAAACGCAATGGAATGGAAGTTTTTCAGCTTTAGCTATACGCTCTAAGCAACTATCGCATGCCATGATTTTCATATCTCTAACATCACGCTGTTCAATCTTATGGCAGAATTGACATTCGAAATCCCAATGATCTACAAACTTAGGAGATTCATTTTTAAATACACAAGTTTCATAGATGCATCTACCATTATCATTTCTATAAACACATGTGGTTCGTTCACATGGCTCAAACTGTTCATAAGGTGGCTGTGTTCTATTTTTTATCTCTTCTTGATTGTCCGGTGTAAATCCTGCCATTTCTTATCAATCCCTTCTTTTCTTTTTGATTCGGCTAATGCCATAAGATTTTTAGCCAAAATACTTGTTCTTTCAATCTCTGGCCAAATAGCCGCTGCAAATTCTTCTACACAAATATTCACTAATGTAAGATCAAATTTAGCATTCATAATATCTTACCTCCTTCTTAAGATTATAATATATAATCCTCTAGGATTTAAACTTATTGAAATCAAAATATGTAACTTTAGACGTATCCATATCTTTGGTTTCCATACGTTTGATTGTGTTAGTATATTGACTTCTATTATAAAGCATATTCATATATTTAAGATGAACTTCTACTCTAGGTTTAATAGAATAATACTTTCTAACAGTGCCGTCTACTACAAGAGTATCATCCAACCATATATTAGAGTTAAACATATCAGAATATTTCTTTCCAATATTATCCCAGTCAGGTTTATTAGTTGGTCTAATTAAACCAATTTCTGCTAGAAATATATCGGTTGTATTGAAAGAATTTGGAGTCTTTACAAATGCATTGAATTCTACATCACATGGAGTATACAATAATTCTTGCACTTGATTTAATTCACCAGAATCTAATAGTCTACGCATATACATATTGTCTTCTTTACCAGTAATAGAATATACGTGGACAAATTGCGAGTTAGCCATAGCCATATTAGCTAAATTATATCTATTTACTATTCTGAACCTAGGACGTGGAGATCCTTCAGGTTCTTCAAATAGTACTACCTTTATATCAAGGAAATCCAAAGTATTCATCATTAGATTTCTTTTTTCTAAAATTTCTTGTTGCTTCTTAGGAGTGATATTATATTTATCATACATCCACTCCAATCTATCTTGAAAGTTTTCTGGAATCTCTCCATACTTTTCTTCGTATTCATAGAATTTCTGTTTTCTATTTTTCATATATTCACCTCGACAAATAAAACGAGTTAAGGTATCTAGTACCTTAACTCAATGTTTTATTTATACTAGTTTTTACCAAATACACGGTTAGTGATAAGGTTAGCAACGTAATTGTTGACTCTCGTCGAAATATTATATGGTAAGTTAGCTGCAGCTTGCTCTTTAAGAGCTGCATACAATCTAACTGTACGTGAAATGTCAGGTTCATTGATGTTTACACCAGCTATATTAGCTAGATAAGTCATCAATCCAACATTACCAAATGCATTACCTGGCCCACCTAAGATAGTTTCATTAGAAATTGTTAATTTACTATATAAATCACGAATATCTAATGATACATCTACTGTTGTAGGAAGACCATCAATAGTCCATCCACCTTCAGATCCTTTTTGAACTGACATGGAAAGAAGTCCCATATCTACATTAAAGAATCCACGATAGAATGCTCTAACTAAGAATGGAGATACATATCCATTTGGAGATACTTGCCTTGGCGCACATAATGCAATTAGATGCATCAAAGGCACACCAATATTTATAAACCAAGATCTTCTGTCGTAATCAGGTGATACTAATTTCATATTAACTGAATAGCTAGTAGAATAAGAAGAATCTGCCCATAATTCAGGGAATTCTAATTTACCGCCAGCAAATACAGTTTTAGTACCATTCATAATCATACCCATGAACCCAGACATAGTCCCGGTGCCAGCATTTTTAGTCATTGTATCGACATTAGGTGCTGCAGCATTAAGTCCTTTGCTCATGAATACATCAACATCAAGTCCACTAATACCAGTAAGGAATTGTACTTCCCTACCAACATCGGACATACCGTTTAATTTATCTGCAAGAATACTCTTAGTAGATTCATTACCAAAGCTTTCAGAAATTTGTGTTTCTGAATTTAGATAGAATCCTACACCGCCATAATATGAGTAGTTATGGGCTAGTGCATTATTAGATCTTTCAAACCAGTTTATAGTTCGAATAGTTTGACCTTGATATTTTTGATCACTAATTCCTAAGAAAATAGATAGTGCAGTACACATACTGTTTACGTATCTATAATATTCTTCAGCTTCGAATTGAAGAGTATAATAACGCATCTCTTCATTCTTTTTACCTTTGATATCATTAACCCCAAAAGCAGAACCGAATAGATTGCCGAGTATAGACTTTCTCTTTTCATCACTATATCCGGCCATGAAATCCGGTATACCAGGAGTTAATACTAATAATGGCATCTTAGATAGAATCTTTTCATAATATTTTCTACCATAATTGGTATTACCATTATTTTTTATTCTGTTATCAGCAAGAGACATCCATTGATATGGAAGCCCCATAACTGTACTTAATTCATTAATAGAGAATTTTAATCCTCTAGTGGTATTTCTAATAAAGTCACTATTATTAGCTCCTTTAGTTATAGTAGCGTAAAGTTTATTCGCTCTATCTGATGCAGCTTTAATTGCAGATTCATAAGTTTTCTTATCAATCCCAATAGCACTATAGAATGTATCAGTTAGAGTTTCAGTTATACTTTTAGGTTTTGGTGGTTGCTTGGCTTCAGATTTGGCTTTAGCTACAGTTTTTGCAGCATCAAGTTTTAATGTTTTATTATCATTATTGGATCCAGTATTTCCACCTAATCCAGATCTTGCTCCAGCAAATGGATCTCTAACCTCACTCCAAGAACCACTTTTTTGTCCATTAACAATACCTAAAGTTGGATTTGTATAGTTTACATTAACATCATCTACAAATATTTTAGGATTATCAAAGGGATTAGCCACTTTAAAATATTTATCCAGGGGTAGTGCAGCTCCCCCTGTTAATTTCCCAAGTCAACTGTTTCTTCACTAAAGTTAGGATCGTCACTATGAGAAATAAGTTTTAAGTCTTTAGTCCAAACCCAAGTTTGAATGCCTTTTGGATAACCAAGAAGAGCTAATTGATGAGAAGAATCAAATAAGCAAAGACGATGAATCTTTGGTTCGTATTCTTGTTCAGGTAATGGACGATTATATGCATCTAAAGCACCTTTACGAAGCATAACTAAGTCATTATGTTTAGCAGTCTTAGGATCTAGAGATGGATAATCTTCGAATTCCATACATTCTTCAAAGTATTTATAAGTACCACGCATAGATTGGAATCTAACGTAGCCTTTTTCAAATTTAATCCAGATATGGTCTACTGGAGTTGGATCACTACCATCTGCATGGAAAAGCAAACCTGGCATTACATATTCAGCATGTACCACTTGTCCTTTACGAACAACAGATATTGCTTGAGCATAATCATCAGGAGCTTTACGTACATAGATAGGACCTTTAATACATTTATATTTTTTATCATAAACCATTAAGCCCATAATATTGCCTCCATTAAATAATTTATATTAATATTATTTGGATGTTGTGGGACCCTATATATTTGGGTCCCATTTAACGCCCATAATATCTTTTACATGTCTATCTAATTCAATTAATACTTTATTGATACCGCCTACAATCAATACAGATGATACCATACGAGCATTAACTGATCCGACAGGTAAGAAGCTATGAATCTTTTCTTCTGGACGATATTCAGATGTAGGTTCTTCTCCTTTAGGGAAGATTTCTTTTACAACACCTTTTAATGCAGAGAAATATACTAGCTTATCACCAACAGACATAGAATCTTTATATTTGATATAGAATTCTACCAATACTTTACCTTCAGCGTGTTTTAATTTACCAATAGCAGGCAATACACCAGAAGTTCCATATTGACTTCCATCTATACCTATTTTAGCCAATTTAGATTTCATCTTTTCAACTGGTGTGTCGAATTTAGATACAAACTTAGCTAAAGATTTAGACATTTCTGCTTTATCTACTGTAGAGTATACTTTAATATCTTGAAGTACACCTGTTACTTTAGATTTAATCAAAATCTTACCCAAATCATTCACCAAGTCTTTAGAATCAGAATTCTTTTCAACCATTTTAGCAATGATATCTGTTGCGTCTTGATCTTCAAATGAAGATCTATATGACATGATAGTTTGGCCTTCTTGTAATTGAGATCCAACTTCTAAACATTTGATATCTATATCTTTTGCATCTAATAAAGTATCTACTTGAAGTACAATTTCAGATGCCATCTTTTCAGATAGATCATGAGAAATGATAGCACTATCTTCAAAGCCTTTTTCTGTATGCATAATAGCAATCTTAGTTAAAGTACCAATATTGTAGGCTAAATTACCTTCGCCCACAGTATCAGAATAACTAGATTTATCATATGCTACAATATCTCCAGCTTTTACTTTATCTCCAACTTTATAGTTTTTACTTGGATCGAGTTTAATAGTGATAAAGAAACCACCATCGGAGTTCTTTTCAACTTTTTCTCTAAGATCTACAAATTCACGTATATTATCATCATTCTTAAGAATAATATAATCATCAGTGACCTCTTCTACTATAGAATTAGATTTAGCTTTATGCGCAAATGTATCAGATGTTAAATATGGTAATGCTTGGTCGGCACCATTAGTAACTAATAGTGGATCTTGTTTAGTTGTACGCATACCATGTTTAGATGTCTGAATAAATGTCATTGCTGTACGGAATGGGTCATCATGTGTGGTACCAAATGGAGTTAATGCTTCTGTAATGGATAGAGTAGATGCATCAGACATCTTATCCAATTCATTACCAGATTTAATATAACCCTTAGTACTAGTAATACCCATATTAATTGTAGCTTGACGGTTAATACCTACAGTACTGGAGAAACCAGTAGACATAGATAGTTTATTAAGCATAGACTTATCATAAGTACGTTTATCTAAACTATAACTTCTATCAGAGTTCATACCAGATAACCCTTTGAAGGTTACTGTATTTGCAGATTCCAATTCCAATAATGGGGATAACTTAGATAGATCACTAGTTGTAACATCTGCTAAAGCCATATCAATGACTGCAGATTGTTTCATAGTCATCTTAGCATCTTTACGATTATTCTTAATTTCTCGTAAATATTCACCATAAGAAGTCGCTAAAGATTTATATAAGAAATGAACAAGACGTTCATTAGTTCTAAATCTATTACCAGTGATATCTACATGGCGATTATATTTATTAGTAGTCAATAAAGAACTTGCATATGCTAATGCTTCCAAATATGTAGTCGGAAGTTTATAAGTTTTACAAACTTCAACTGTGATTGGGTCCATCATTAAGTTAGCAAATGAATCTAAACCATCTGCTCTATTACGGCTACCAAATTCTTCAAGCATATCTAACCACATAGCTTTTCTATCAATATCAGTAACTGAATAATCTTCTGTAGGAAGAATCATCAATCCATTAAATAATAGAGAGGATTCATCGTAGTTATTATCATGATCGAAGAATTTCATAAATCCATCATTAAATTTAACGTAAGTCTTAGTATCTGTTGGTCTCTTTTCACTGAATTCGTATCTGATTCCAGCTACTTCTAAAGCTTTAGTTAAACCAGCAGTATATGCCATAACTACAATAAGAGGAATCTTACCATTCAAGATACTTGCTTGAGAGTAAGTTAATCGTTTTCCTGGTTTATCATATTTTCGGATCAATGGAGCTAATTGAGTACACATGAAAGCTATAGATTTGGCCACATTATTATTCTCAACCATTATAGGTTCATTATTTCCAGTGATACCAATAGTTAATTTAGTTTCATCTACTTTAATTTTCTTTTCGATAAGTTTATCTCTAAGCTCATCTTGGTTAAAGTAAATTACACCGCCAGATTTGAATGTAATCTTATTGAAGAATTTAGCTAATTCTACATATTCCATTGGTAATTCATACTTAGAACAAATCTTAGCATTATTACCAGTTTGGATTTTAACTATCTTATCATAGATATTTTCTTTTTCATAATCGTTATATAATTCTTTAGGCTCACCATTTTCGATAAAGTAATTCATTGCTTTGATTAAATTATCTACATTGGAGTTTAGTTTACCAGCTTGACCATAACGAGTAATAAAGATTTTATTATAGTTAGAAACAACTTGAACTGTATCTTCATCAGTCTTAATGATTGGAAGATTTACAAGTTGCCCAGGAACTACTTTATCATTACCACGTAAACGTAAGAAACGATTATTAATTATCTTAGGCATATCAAATTTAATAGTATGACGTTTACCTAAAGAATCTTCTAAATGAACCGTATATGTAATAATAGCATCCTCAGAAGTAGATCTATCTTCTTGAGTCACATCTATTACAGACATTGGAACGTCTTTATTTTTTGAGAAAGAATAAATACATTGCATAATATCCGCATCAATATTATAATCTTTTTCAAAGTTTGGTTTCTTAAGATCTTTCCACTCATCATCTATACTTTCAACGTGTTTAGTTAAATCTGTAGATTCTAGTTGTTTATCTTCAGTCTTGACTAATTCACTGATTGGAGTATTATTCAATCTTTCTCTTAGGAATTTGTCATTAAGAGAGTCTAAACGTGCTTTACGTGTTGCAGAAATCTTGAATGTATCATCTTCATCATCTACGGCTTGAAGAATTAATTCTTTAATTCTTGTAGATTGATCTATTTCTTTTTCCGCATCTTCTTTAGAGATATTCCAAGATACAACCTTATCAACTTCAGAAGAAATTTTATCAGCTGTGAATTTCTTATCTTCAGCTTTAACTTTTTTAATTTCATCTTCTGTTGGTTCAGCCTGTTTACCAGATAATGATTTAATTAAAGTAGTATTTTGAGCATCTTGTGCGCCTTTAACATCTAAGTTATTTACTTCGATATTAGTGTCACGTTCAATCTTATCAATAACTACAGTTTTGATATCGTCTTTATCTTCAGGCACGTTATCTTCAACTGGTTCATTTCGATGCATCTTAATAATATTAGCTTTAAATAAATTCAAGTTTTTATTATCAAGATCTTCTAATCTTAATTTGAACCAACCAAAGTTATTCATGAAAATAAAATCAATTCCAAATAGATTAGACAAAGATTCTTTTGGCTTCTTAAATAATCTATGAATCATCGTAATTGGATTAACAAATTTTTGATGATTGAATAGCATTGTCGAAGGAATATCTTGACACCAATCATTTACTGGAATGATTACTGTTTTTCTTTTATAAGATTTATATTCAGGATTATTAATAAATCTACTAAATAGAGCATACATTAAATCTATACCTCTATCTTGAGTATATTTATTATTATTCAAAAATAAGTTATGATAATAAGAGTTATCTATAAATAGATTTCTATTATTATACTTTTCAATCTTAGGATAGAAGAATTTAATATTAGGATTGTTAGATTTAACAAAATCTCTAATCTTTTTAAGTTCAGAAGCTGTCTTGATTCGTTCTTTAAATAGGATTTGTTTCAATCTACTATTTATCATACTTTCAGGAGTGGCTTCATTGAAGAAAAATAAATTATCCGAATCTTGATAATAAGATTCGGTTATCATTGGGTGACCACTTACTACAGAAGAAGAAAATGGTTCCTCAATATCCATTGATTCGTTTTTAATAATTCCATTCTTTAAAGAGTAAAATACTTTCCATTCCATATAGTATGAGTTAAACATATTTAAGTTTTCCATCATACTGGAATTCATTACTCTAAGAGAGGATTCTATGGTTGGGGTCAATAAGAAAATTGCACTCCCAAAGCGTTTATTTTGTTTCACAAATGGTGTGAAAAAATGGGTTTTAAGTAGTCTAAAAGGTCGCACCTTATCTACGTTTATAGGCATCTTTAACCCTCCTTTATATTAATCTATTGTTGAAGAAATAGATGTTAATATTCTAATCGGTGCTAACATCATAATAGTAGATATATCGAAATTAAATGAAAACTTTTTAACAAGGTCGAGAAGTGATAGAAGATATAGTGAGTGTGTGGTAGTATTAGACGTATTTACCAATCTTATACATCTTTTAACTCTCAATAAATAGCGTTCTAACAGAACTATCATTATACTCAACTATAATCATTAATGGTTTGGGCCTTAGCTTATTAAGTGGGGTGTTAGGATACTATCTACAGAAATCTTGATGAGGTATAATTAAGAAAAACTTTTTAACTATTTTTAATCATAAAACTGTTACTATAAAAAATATATGTTAAGACCAAAAAATGACTCTCTTCTTAATTATACCAGCGCAAATAGCCTATAGGTCTTCACGATCTATAGGCTATTTTTTTTATTTAAATAATACAGCTGATACATTTAAGTAATCTATTTAGACAGTTTGAGGTATAAATATGACTACTAAAGTAAAAAATAAAGATTCAAACAATGATAGTAAACATGATTTCATTTTAGAACTGTCTAGAATGACTCATAAAGAAATTAATGATTTAATTAAATCAAAAGGTAAGCCACCTAAATTGGTGGAAGCCATTATCCATTTAGATGAATGGGTTGATTAAGTTAAAGAACGTCTTTTGACGTCTTTATATATAATTATTTAAGGAGGATTCCGTTATGGAAAAAGTGGTTGACCTAATTAAAGAGGTTAAAGAGAATTTAACTCATGCTTCTTCTTCTCATAAAGATGAAGTACGTGTTATGCGAGCATTCTTAAACGATACTACTTATGAAGTTGGAGTATATGATAAAACTGGTAAAGTTGGTACAGTAGCTCCAGCTAAAGAATTCCGTAGTATTATTACAAATGCAATTGTTGCTACAACTAAAATTAGCAAAGATGAAGCCGAAGGTCTAGTTTCTACTTATGAAGCTAAAAAATCTGATGCGGAAAGTATGATTGCGATCTCTAAAGAGTTCTTAAATACATACTTGCAGACTAACCGTAAAATTAGTCTTGGTGGACGAGAAAAATCGAATGTATCTTTCATTAAGAAAGAAATTAAAGCATCTACTCGAACTTATCCTAAACAAGTTGGTGTTGATGCGGCTGGCAAACCTGTTTATGAAAAAGCAGAAATCAAAGTTAGCCCTTATGATTCTATTAAGGTATCTAGTCCATGCCCAACATGGATTAAAAAATAATTAGAGTCGAACTATAAAGTAATTTCTTATATTTATTTATTAGTATAAGAAGTTATACAGTTCACTTAAAGATAATATATTCATCACCACCCATAGGAGTTAAACTCCTATGGGTATATTATCTTTTAAAAAACTTGTTACATATAGGTAGTATGAGCTTGACTCACTCATACTGTGATTCATATATATTTTCCTTATAATTTTTCTAGTTTTTCATTTTTATTTTAACTCCTGTTTTCAAATATTGAATACTTACTCCTAGTATCCCCCAAGGCTCTGCACAACGGCCTTGGGGGATATTTCCCTTTTTGTACTATTTTTAGTACTAACATTTTAGTGTAGGATTATTTTACTCAATCTTCTTACAGCACACCTTCTTTCTGTTACAAATATAGTGTGCGAATGTACAACCCTGAAAAAATTGAAAAGCATATATTTTAGCCCAAGGATCCTAGATGATCCTTGGGCGATATATGTCTTACAATTGAA